AGTCCACAACATACAATGTGGCTTTCTTAGGTACATTGTCACGATAACCACCAATTAATGTATCGTTGCCAGATACTTCATGTCCTAGTTCTAACATTCTGTCAGCAAGATGGCTTCCTAAGAAACCAGCAATGCCAGTAATAAAAATTTTCATGATATTCTCTTTAAAATAGTTAATCCATTATTATTGGTTCGTCTTTCAACCAACTGCCATTCAGGATGTGAGTCCATAAATTCCTGAATTGCAGGCCAAATACCTTTACCACCAAACTCGCCTTGGTCGGAAAATAGTGTAGTATCATGAAATAACAAATATTTCTTAACTTTACCTGCGTGTAGTTCTAATTCTTTTTGTACCTGTTCATAGATATGTAGACTGTCCACCAACATCAAATCGGTTTCTGCAATGTCTACTTTACGAGTATCATCAACATGAAGTGTTACATTACGACCAGCATTTTTGGCTTCATCAAAAAACTCACGAATACCAGGTTGTGGCATAAATTCGTAACTGTGTAGTTCCACATCATGCCGTAAAAATGCACGAGTGCTTTGAGCCCAACCTACTCCTAGTTCGGTCACATGACTACATTGTGAAGTTAATTCGGAGATAATTGGTAAATGTTCGTGTATGTCTGTATCTCTTGCACAGGCATCTTGATATTCTTTTTCAAAGTCCATTATTCTGTCCTAAAAGTAAGTAATTCTTCTTGACCATATTTTTGTTTGATGTGTTCTTTCCATTCAGGCACTCGGTCATATTGATGCACGATTGCAAATGGACGACCTAATGATGTCTTAACAATACCATCTTCAAACTTTGGTTCTGGTTCTAGTAAATGTGGTCTAAATGATTGAATCTTGGAAGGATCAACTGTTGTGCCAGCCTGACAAGCCCAACCATCTAACTGTTTTGCGAAATATGTTACATCTTTAAATGGTTGTGTTTGAATCAAAACATTGTAGACCGCCTGGTCACAAATAGGAATGGGTCGGTTGATTGCATTGAATAGTATATTGAACATCATATCTTTTACATATTCAGAAACACCACCGATTGTTCCTACATTGTATATCTCATTATTTTTAAAATGTTCATGGACATATGGACCATAAGCCTGCATGAGATTCTCGTTACCCCATGGTTCATCTTTATATCTTAAACCCTCAGAACCAGCAACTAGTTTTTTACCTTTGAGATTTAATTCAAGCCATACGATTGGGTTTGTTTGAAAATAAACATCTTTGACATCTGTAGTAACTACATGATTGTAATTTTGCCAAGTATTTTTTAAGAAATCATAGATTGTAAGAAAACGAGCAACATGAACTGGTGCTTTAATATCATGCATCTTAATGATGATAAAATCACGCTTGATTAATTCACCAATTGTTTCTTGTGAAGCATTACCAACGACCATTGCTTTGTCGCCAGTAAAACCACATTCATCAATTGATTCAACCCACGGCTTTAGTTGGTTGTAGTTGTAATTTGTAAATGCACCGATTATTAAGCTTTTTGACGCCATGGATAACTCCCATTATATTTTTCATTCATTATTTTATTACCATTTTCAAAGAATTCTGCATTGACAGAACCTTTACCGCCATCCACTCTATAACAAGTTGTGTATTCACTGGTGCAATAGAATTTAGGAAAATGCTTTGTGATAGCTTGTAAGAATACTCTATCTTGTCCCCAACCACCGTGCCAAACACTTGCAATCTTGTTTGCTACTTCCGTTTTAATGAAGTAACAATTAGTATCTATGTGATGAACTCCGTGATATGTTGGCCAGATGCCAAGTGATTCACAGTCATCAAAACAAACAAACTTTCCTTCTTTATTATATACTTGGCGTAAAGAATAACACCAATCTAAACCTCTTGTGTTAATTGTTTTGATACAGTTTTCTACATGAGACCGATACAACCAATTATCTTGGTCTAGATAACCAACATAATCTGTATTAATTAGGTGTGTAAAGGCGGCATAGACACGGTGACCATAAAATCCATTGGCACCGACATTGATTGGTAATGAACAGATATGAACTCGTATATCATCAACAGCTGAACTCAATACTTCTAATGTTTTATCTAAATGTTCATCACCATCTACCACAACATAACATTGTGTATGATGACTTTGATTTAAAACAGATTCAACGGCAGTTTTCACCTCTGGCGAACCAGTAGTTGGTATAATCACAGTAGCAGACATAATTTAATCTCGTGTTAGTTTGAGTATTCTCTCTATTTGTTTCTCTATAATTGGTTTACGGTTTGGCCAATATATGTATTCTTTATCTCCGGTAGAATGTAACTTTTGGAGAAAAGGAATAATCATCTTCTCTACTTCAGCCAATCTTGCTTTGTAGTTATCGGCTGTTTCTTCGGTATTTTTAATTACCGCATTATATTCTGCCTCAGAAACGGCAGAAAAACCAAAGTCATCCTCGACATTGGCATACTCTCTCATGATACGGTCAAAGTCTGTTAGTCCCATAATTAGTCCACTATCCCATTAAATTTAACTGATAAATTAAAAAATTGGCCTAACTTATGTTCATCACCAACTTTATTTGTCCTCACAGCAAATTTCATTTTTAATTTTTCTGTATTGGATGCTATTAATTCTATATAGAAGTCTTGTTTTGATGTGGTTGATGGATATGATTTTATTTTTTTTGTTTTAGGTAAAAATACTCCAACATCATCTTCATCAGTTAATATTTTAACTTCTGTTCCAAATGCTTTTAATACTAAAAGAGGAACTTCACCTCCATCACCAACAATAGCAGCTCTCAAATAATCAACTGTGTTTTTTACATCAAGTTCAAAACTTTCTGTTAATGTTTTCCTAATTATCTCTAAACCTTTATCATATAGTGCATTATATTGGTTTACATTTTTCTTTTCTAATGCTGCCAATTTTGATATGGTTTCTTTCTTCTGTGTTCTATCATCATACTTATCACGAGAGCCACTAAAATCTTTGTATATGTTATCGTATAGTTTTTCTCTTAATGGATTGATTGCACTAGGATTAATTTTTTCCAAAATAGGTTTTACATATGTGTTCAATTTTGGCTCTTTACTTTTTTCTTCTCCTGCTTTTAAAGAAATGCCTAACATAGATTTATCGGCATATTCAATAAACAAATCACCTTTGTGTTTTGAATCAACACCATCAGGCTTTGCACGGTAACCCCACAAAACATTTTTGATTGGTTTCTTTTTGTTTTCTTTTTGTAGAAACTTTAATACACCAATGGCATTTTCCATTTTAGTTTTAAATTTGGAAGATTTTGGAAAATCATCAACAAATTTTTGGCCAGCAGATATATCTCTGCTTGCAACATAAACGCTTGCTGTTTTGTGATTGATATTTTTTAATTGAGCATAAAAATCTTCTACCGTGCTGACTTTTAATTTATTGGTAAATGCTAATGCGGGTGCAAGTTCTGTGATAGTAGAATTGAGTGTTGTTTCTGACATACCACCAGAAGCAGGTTTATAAACTAGTATTACAACAGCATCTTTATATAGATTTGTTGGCTGTGATATTACTGTGACCTCTGTGCTTCCAGATAAAGCGGTGTCTTTCTTTTTTGTAAAAGATATTTTCTTTTTGGTAAGTTCCTTTTCAATATCTTTTTGAAGCTGCATACGATTTGAAGATTTGAGAATAAGAACCTGTTTCTTTTTGGTTGACTTATTGGTTTTAACCTCATACGGATACTGATTGAGTATTGAATATAATGGGTCTGCTTTTGCCATGTTAATATCTTAAAAGAAATATTTATCTGATGATTTGAATGTCTTTTCCTGAAGTCCACACTTCAAGTTCTGTTCTCAATCGACCTTCAGCCTTTAATGTATCATAACGGTTTGTTGCTTTATTTTTCCACCATGTGATAATATTACTTAAATTATGTTTCTCATAATTTTCACCAGGTAAAAGTTTATCTGTTTTACAGGTAACATAATCAATCATGTTCTTATAACCATAGTCAGAAATGTAGTATCTCTTTTGTTCTGTGAGTTTCTTAGCATTATCAATGATTTCATCAAAATTGGCAAGCTCTGGAGTATTCTTTAATGCAGCTCTGGTTAAAGAAATAATCTTCATGGAAATCTTTAGTTTACGGCTAGAGATATTATCATCAACAATCTTACCAACTTTACTCTCAACAAAATCACGCAAATCTTCATAAGGTTTACCATGCATCATAGGCAAAAAATCTGATTCTGTCAAGCCTTTGTACCGAATATATGGTTTCATACCATCATATTGTGAAGATGATTTAGTTGAACCATACAAACTAGTAGTTTCAAATAGGCATAGATTCATACCATATTTCTTATTGACAATCTCTCTGACTTCATGTGAACAACAAATGGCAGCCAAAAGTTTACCACCAAGATAATTGAAACCAAATGGCTGAGATGGTACAATAACGAAACCCATCATAGAGGAGTCATTGAATCGTTTACCCCACTCTGGATTCTGCGTAAACACTTGTCCAAGCATTTCATTTCTTGGCCGACAGTTGATGACTGGTGAACCTAACCGAATGAAACCTACGAACTTTCCTGAGTTCTTTTCTTTGACTGCCAGTTTAACATTACGACCAACAGGTGCAATATTAATATGTGATGAGGTAATACTCAACAATGTTTCCCATGTTTCAGTTGGTATCTCCAATACTTCCAAATTCATATCGTTTGGATGCATGGAGAAATCGGAGAATAAATCTTCTTCAATTGGAAATAATGGATTGGTAGATATTTCAGATAATGATGCCAATTTCTGGTCACGCATATATTCATCAATGCGATTGAAGTTACCAAAATAATCTTTAAATGCTTTGGCACAAACCAAAGCATCATCTTTAGTTAACATCATACTTTAAATCCACTAAATTGTTTTTTTGGTCTTTCTTCTCTGGTACCAAATGTGTTTAGTGGTTTGTCATGACCAGCATCAGCAATACCCATTTGTGCAGCCTGTTCAACATCATATAGTTTCATTTTGGCTCTATCAACACCAAGGGTAAATCGTTTGTGGAATGTTGGATCATTATATCGATTCTTCAATTGTTTGACCATGATTTGGCCAAGTTCTTCTAGTTCTTCAGAAGAAATCAACGCAAACATCAAATCTGCGGTGGCGGGAAGTCCGAACGATTCACTCGTATCCTCAAGTCCCGGATCACTGGAAGTAAATCCTGAACGGGTAGTTTGTGTAGCAGATACAATAGGAACATTATACTCAACAGCAAGGCCACGTAATTCTTCTGCAATTGCTTTAACGTAGGTGTAGGAATTAATATTCGCACCAGCCTTAATACGAGCACTGCAACAAATATTGAGATAGTCAACAAATATAATGTCAGGTACAAAAGACCTCTTGAGATTAAGTTCATTTAATAATGTCCGAAAATGTATTGTTGATGCTGAAGCGGTTGGATATTCTTTGATGATTAGTTTGCCTGTGGTCTTTTCACGAACACGAGCAACTTTTTTGTCATACATATCTTTTGGTAGTTCAATCAAATCATCAATAGTAACATTCAATAGATTGGCATCGATTCGTTCTGCAATCTTTTCTTCACTCATTTCAAGTGTGATGTAAAGAACATTTTTACCCTGAACCATACACGAAGCAGCCACATGACACATAAAAAGAGATTTACCAACACCAGTCCCCGCCAAAGCAAT